CTGATTTATTAAAAGAAGCTATCGCTGATGCTAAAGCTGTTCGTGAAACTGCATTGCAAAACGCTAAAATGGCTCTTGAAGAAGCATTCACTCCACACTTAAAATCAATGCTTTCTGCTAAGTTGGCTGAAGAAGACCTTGAAGAAGATGAAGATTTTCAAGAAGGTGCTCATGAAGACGATGAAGAAGAAACCGATGAAGGTATGTATTCACCAAGACCTTCTAGGGAAGACGATGATGATGAAGAAGGTAAAGACGAAGGTATGCATGATGATGATCCTCGTAGAGAAGATGATGACGATGAGAAAAAAGACGAAGGTATGCATGATGATGATCCTCGTAGAGAAGATGATGACGATGAAATGGATGAATCCGAAATCGTTGAAATCGATGGTGTGAAGTATGCTCCAATTGTTTCTGAAAAAGAAGAAGATGATCCTCGTAGAGAAGATGATGATGATGAGATGGATGAGGACCTCGAACTTGATTTAGAGGCAGTAATCAAAGAGCTTGAAGAAGAGTTAAATGAATCTGAACCTGGTGAAGAAGAAGAGTCTGTTCAAGAAGGTGCTCATGAAGACGATGAAGATGAAGAAAAAGATGAGTCTGTGAATGAAGAAGAAGACCTTGAAGAACAGTCCAAATCATCTGGTATAGGTGCTGGTGACAACAAAGTTGTTCAACCAAGTGCTGCTGATGAAGAAGATCCTGGTAAGGGTAAAACTCACGAACAAGTTGAAAAGCTACAAGGCGAGCTTAATGAGTATAAAGAAGCTGTCACTTTCTTAAGAGATAAGCTTCATGAAGTTAACATCCTTAATGCTAAACTTCTATATACCAACAAACTTTTCAAAGAGTTTGTATTGAGTAACGACCAAAAGTTGAAAATTGTTGAGACTTTTGATAGAGCTCAAACAACTCGTGAAATTAAGTTGGTCTATTCTACACTAGCTGAGTCTTATAAAGACAATGGTGGTGAAAGAAAAGAAGTTGTTAAGGAATCATATGCTAGTAAGAAATCTGGTGGAACTGCACCAAAGACTAAAATCATTACTGAGGAAAGTCAAGTAGCAGACCGTTTCAGAAAGCTTGCTGGTCTTAAATCTTAAACCGCTTTAATTGGAGAACGATAAAATGAGCGAATATATAAATGAATCTCTACTTGATGCTTCACCTATAAAGAAGCAAAAAGAAGAGAGCGCGAAACTCATTACTAAGTGGGAAAAATCTGGACTTTTAGAAGGAATGGAAAATGATTGGCAAAAATCTGGTATGGCTGTATTGCTTGAAAACCAGGCTCGTCAGTTGATTTCTGAAAATTCTAAAACTTCTCCTAACGCCGGTGCTGGTGTTGGTGACGAAGAATGGTCAGGAGTTGCTCTTCCACTTGTAAGGAGAGTTTTTGGTAACATCGTTGCACAGGAACTTGTTTCTGTTCAACCGATGAATTTACCTTCTGGTCTTGTATTCTATCTTGATTTCAAGTATGGAACAAGTGCTGGTAAATTTACTTCCGGTGATGATATTTACGGAAAAACAGGTCCTAACTCACCATCTGGTTCAGTTGCTCCTTTCGGAGAAGGTGGACTTTACGGTGCAGGTCGTTATGGATATTCCGTTAACCTAACACAAAGTGCTGCTGTATCTTTAACAACTAACGCTATAGCATCCGATAAAGATATCGACTTTGATTCTGAGATATCTGCCAGTTCAGCACCTGGTACTTTGTTTAAAGTATCTGGTGACATTGGTTCACTGCTACAAGCTGATAATACTTCAGTTCGTTCTTGGAACTTCGCACTAACACCAGCTGCTGGTACTTTTAATTCAGTACTTGGTGAATTTAGTAGTGTTAGTGGCAACACACTTAACTTGATTGTTTCTGCTTCTGGCGTTAATGCTGCTACTGGTTCATTCACTATTGACTATGTAAAAGAAAACACTGCTGGTAACAGAGGTGATTTTGAAGACAGAGTTGGTGATGCTACTAGTGATAGTCTAAGTATACCTGAAGTTAACCTTGAAATGAGGTCTTTACCAATCGTTGCTAAGACTCGTAAATTGAAAGCTGTTTGGTCACCTGAGCTTGCTCAAGACTTAAACGCTTATCATTCTGTAGATGCTGAAGCTGAATTAACTTCAATGTTAAGTGATTACATCTCAATGGAAATTGATTTGGAAATCCTTGACATGTTAATCAATGATGCAGTCACAGTTGATTTCTGGTCAGCAAAAGCTGGTGATGACTTTGATGCTGCTACAAACCTTTTCGTAAATACTACATTCTACGGAACTCGTTTTGAGTGGTATCAAACTCTTGTATCCAAGATTCAAAAAGTATCAAACGAAATTCATCGTTTGACACTTCGTGGTGGTGCGAACTTCGTTGTTGTTTCACCGAAGATTGCAACAATTCTTGAATCACTACCTGGATATGTAAGTCAGCCAGGTGATGGTGGAAACGAACAGTTTAGCATGGGTATCTCTAAGATAGGTCAAGCTGCTGGTCGTTACACCGTTTATAAGAATCCATACATGAATGAAAATTCAATATTAGTCGGATTCAGAGGAAGTAACTTCTTAGAAACTGGTGCTGTATATAGTCCTTACGTTCCGTTGATTACAACTCCATTGGTATATGATCCTAGTGATTTTACACCAAGAAAAGGTGTGATGACGAGATATGCTAAGAAGATGATTCGTCCAGAGTTCTATGGTTTGATTCATTGTAAATCACTTGATTTAGTTTAATCTAATCATAATTCTGATACATAACATAAGGGGAAGACTTCGGTTTTCCCCTTTTGTTTTTATAAAGTATATATTTATAGGTAGGAGAATTACATTATGCCAAAATTACAATTTGCTTATGAAGATCCAACAAGTGCTTTTGTTGAAGGACAAACACCTTACGGAACTTATGATTCAGATACCACTTTTCAAACAGATATAATTTCTGTAACTAAATGGTGTGCTAAACGACTTGGATTTCCAGTATTACAACTAGAAATACCAAGTGGTTCTATCTATGCTTGTTTTGAAGAAGCAGTTAACGAATATTCACAACATATCAACAACTATAATATTAAGAATTGGATGTGGGAACAGTATGGAGAGAAAAGTAGAATATCTGGTTCATTAAGTACAGGTTCATCAGATCCTGTCACACCATCTCTTGGTCCTTCTGTAACACTTTCTGATAAATATGGACAAGTTGTTGGGTTGAATGAAAATTATGATTTGAAAAAAGGAAATATAGTATTGACTGGTTCACAACAAGATTATAATTTACAAGATGTTTGGGCTGATGATAATGAAAGTGGTAAACGAATAGAAGTACAAAGAGTGTTCAATCACCAACCAGCTGCTGTATCAAGGTTCTATGATCCTTATGCTGGAACATTTGACCAACGACAACTTCTTGATGCTTTCGGATTTGGTAATGTTTCTCCAGCAATATCATTTGTATTGAAACCAATCTCTTACGATTTGGCTAGAGCAAATGCTATTGAAACATCGGATTTGGTAAGAAAAAGTGCTTACTCTTTTGAAATACATAATAATAATTTAAGAATTTTCCCAAGACCTTTAGACGGAGATGCGGGTGAGAAGATTTATTTTGAATATTATGTTAAAGATGACATCAGAAACACAAACAATGTTAGTGCTTCTTTACAAGGTGGAGTATCAGATCCTTCTAATGTACCATACAAATTTATTACATATAATTCCATTAATCAACCAGGTCGTCAATGGATTAGAAAATATACTTATGCTCTTGCTAAAGAGTTACTTGGTATTATCAGAAGTAAGTATAGTTCTATGCCGATACCTGATGGGGAAGTTACATTGGATGGTGAAGCTCTAAAAACAGAGGGTAGAGAAGAAAAACAACAATTACTTGAAGAGTTAAGGGAGTTCCTAGAGTCAGTATCTTTGACAGAAAAATTAAAAGCGGAAGCAGAAGAGTCAAATGCTCAAAGAGAGGTATTGGCAAAAGCTCCTCTACAAATATACATAGGATAAGAGATGCCATATATAATAGCAGAACCATGTGTTGGTACTTGTGATACTGCTTGTGTCGAAGTTTGTCCAGTGGATTGTATTCACGGTCCTTATGACACAGAAGGTGCCGGTGCTGAGGCAAAAGTAGATGGGTTTGTACCAAAAGAAACCGATTCACTTTATATAAATCCTGAGGAATGTATTGATTGTGGTGCTTGTGAACCTGAGTGTCCGGTTGAAGCAATATTTGAAGAAAGTGAAATGCCTGATGAATGGCAAAATTACATCAAAAAAAATTATGACTTTTTTGGTTTGGAGATGAACTGATGTCTGCTACACGACCATTTTTTATTTCTCAAAAGGAAATAAACTTAGTTGACCACATGAATGAAGAACTTATCGATGAGATAGTTGGTCAATCTGTAGATATCTATAAAGTCGCAACTGAACACACACCATCAAACATATACGGAGAAAGTACAACTAAGTATTTTAATGTAGGGTTTAGAGTTAATTGTCTAATACGATATAACGCACCTGAAGTAGAACAATTTCAAGAAGCAGGACCGGATACTAACTCTAGTATTGATTTAATGTTTCAGAGAAATAACTTAGCAAGTGGTTCATTGAACTTTTTTCCTGAGGCTGGTGATATCTGTGATTGGAATGATTGGTATTGGGAAATAAATGGAGTGACTGAACCACAACTTATTGGTGGTCATCCAAACTTTAGTCACTCTATAAAGGCTACAGCACATCGTAGTAGATTATCATCAATAAACATTGAAGAAAGACCAAGATAATGGCTATTCAACTATTAGACAAAACCCTTGTGATGAAACCTCGTAGGTCAAATCATGTAAAACCTGTTAGGGTAGAAGAGGTGGTTGACGAGACTATTGAAAATGTATACGAAGAACCAAGAGTTGATAAGTTCGATGAGATAATAGATTTACTAAAACAAGGTAATATTTATGGAGAAAAGGAGAATATAACTTTAGGAGCAGTTGATGTTCCGATTGAGAAACAAATATCAATAGATAAAGTTTCGACCAAAGGATTAAAGTCTGAAGAGTATAAAAATAATTCAGAAAGTAAGTTAGATAAACTAAGGAAACTACGCCGTGGCAATTAAACCAATAACAAATGAAAATGCCGGATACGAGTCAAGTGTAAATCGTGCTGAGCAAACTAGCATAAGAAGTGAGAAAGGAAATTCTAAAGTAGTCATTAAGAAACCAGGTGGTCAAAATGCTGGTAAGGGATTCTCTATTGGTGTCAAAGAAATTGATACAGCAGTTATAAAACATATCCGAAATGTAATGAAACCAAAGGTAAGAGAACAGAATGAGATTATTTCTGTGCCTGTACTTTATGGTAATGAAGAAAGATGGAAGTCTATAAAAGCTAGAGGAGCATTAAGAGATAAGAACGGTGTAATAATTTTACCGATGATAGTGATAAAAAGAACATCACTTAGTATGAATCCTGACATGCCACTATCTTTTGATAATGATGTAAAAGGAAAATTTATATCTGTTGTTCGTTCAAGTAGTGGTTGGAGTAAAAATAATAGATATGATAGGTTTGCTGTTTTGACAGGCCAAAAACCTGTACAAGAGTTTGTAAAGACAGGTATGCCTGATTTTGTGATTTGTAGCTATAGTGTAGTTATGATGACATCTTTTATAGACCAGATGAATGATTTAAATAATCTTTGGGTAGAACATTTAGAAACTTACTTTGGTGACCAAACATCTCATCGTTTTCTTTCATCACTTGATGGAGATATATCAAACGAAATAGAAATGGAATCACAAGGTGAGAGAATAATAAGAAATGAATTAAGTCTATCAATAAAAGGATACATGATACCTGAGTTTACCGATAATGTATTTGGTAAAACTGCTGAATTGGGTAGAGCATATAATCCAAAAAAGGTCAGTTTTTCCGAAAAACTTTTATAATTATATATGTATATAATTGTTATAACAAACTAAATTAGAGGTTTTTAAAATGTCAGAAATTAAATTTACAGAAAAAGAACTACAATCTCTTCAAGAACTTTCTACTAAGTCTAATGGAATCACCAATAGATTTGGTCAGTTAGCTATTGCTAAAATTAATTTAGAAAAACAATCTGAAGCAGTTGCAGAGGAAGAGTTTAAACTTCACGAGGAGCTAGAAGCTCTTAAAGTAGAAGAACAAGAAACTCTTCAGTCAATTACTGATAAGTATGGACCTGGTTCATTAGATCCACAAACAGGAGTATTTACTCCATCTGTAGAAGTTCAACCTTCCGAAGAAGAAAAATAAAAATAACTTTCTCTATCTTTCCAAAATTAGGTAATATTTATATATGAATAATTGTATTAAATCTTACCTAATTTTTGGAGACAGCAAATGGCTGAGAAAATCGTATCACCAGGTGTATTTACAAATGAAATAGACCAATCATTTTTACCGGCAACTGCCGGTCCTATTGGAGCTGCTATTGTAGGTCCAACTGTAAAAGGTCCTATCCTCGAACCAACAGTCGTTAGTTCTTACTCAGAATATGTCAATGTATTCGGTGAGTTAATTGAAAGTGGTAGTGACAAATTTCAATATTTGACATCACATGCAGCCAAAGAATATCTGAGACAAGGTGGTCCTCTAACTGTAGTTAGAGTTGGTGATCCTGGCTTAGCTAAAGCTACTGCTACTATCAATGCTAGTGGTTCTGCGGCATCTTTACCAGCAGTATTTGAGTTAGAGGCAATAGGAGACGGTACTCTATTTAATAACAGTTCTTCACTTGATTCTAAACAAAGATTATTACCTTTAGCTACAAGCATTACCAACAATCATTTTACTTCAGGAAGTTTTGGTGGAAGACATGATAACTTTAGATATGAAATATCTCAGAGAAATCTTTCTAAAGGAACTTTTACATTAGTTCTTCGTCAAGGTGATGATGAAGAAGCTAAAAAGAAAGTGATAGAAACTTTTGAAAATTTATCCTTAGATCCAGAATCACCAAACTATATTCTAAAAAGAATAGGCAATCAAACTAAAAGTATTGCTGTTGAGGGTGACCAAGCATTTGTACAAACTACTGGTGAGTTTCCAAACAGATCTAAAAATGTTAGAGTAAGTAGTCTTTCGATAAAAACACCTAACTACTTAAAAGAAGATGGAACTAGAGATACTGATAGATATGGTGATGGTGAAATATACATACCATTATTAGGTAGTGGTAGTGGTGGTGGAATTTTTGCTGGTGGTGAGTTTGGAACTCAAAATGCTCTTCATCCATTTAACTTTTATTTAGAAACAGATAGTGACACTAATAGTCAAGGTGTTGATTTAGCAACAAGTAGTACGACCTTATCTACAAGTGGTGGTGGGTATAAAATTGCTATTAATCTTTTGAGAAATAAAGATGAGTTCGATATCGATATGTTGTTTTTACCAGGTATCCTTGACCAAAACGGAACAAATTCTAATGCTATTATAACTGATGCTATATCAATGTGTGAGGATAGAGGTGATTGTTTCTTAGTATATGATAATACTTTCTTGACAGATACGGTAGCTAATGCTAAAACAAACACAGAAGCTCGTAATTCAAGTTTTGCTGCTGTCTACTATCCTTGGATACAGATTCAAGATACTACAACTGGTAACTTTAGATATGTGCCACCATCAGTTGTTCTTGCTGGTGTGTATCACTTTAACGATACTATCGGGCAACCTTGGTTTGCTCCTGCTGGACTGAACAGAGGTGGAATTGATAGTGCTGTACAGGCATACAGAAAACTAACACAAGGTAACAGAGATGACCTTTATGAATCAAACGTCAATCCTATTGCTACCTTTCCTGGTCAAGGTGTTACTGTTTTTGGACAGAAAACAACACAGAAGAAAGCTTCTGCTCTTGACCGAGTGAATGTAAGAAGATTGTTAATCAATCTTAAGAAGTTCGTTGCTAACTCCTCAAGAACTCTTGTGTTCGAACAAAACACAACAGACTTAAGAAACCAATTCTTGAATGTTGTTAATCCTTATATGGATCAAGTTCAAGCTAATCAAGGTTTAAATGCCTATAGGGTAGTGATGGATGACTCAAACAATACACCAGACACCATAGATAGAAATCAGTTAATAGGTCAGATATTTATCCAACCTACAAGGACTGCTGAGTTTATTGTATTGGACTTTGTTGTACAACCAACAGGAGCTGCTTTTCCTGAGTAATTTTTGAAAACTTGATATTTATTATCATAGGAGATAACAAATGGCTGAATTATTAGAAGCGAATAAAGTATTTTACACACCATATGAACCGAAATTAAAAAATCGTTTTATCATGGAAATTGATGGTATACCTGCCTTTACTATAAAGACAATGCAAAGACCACAAATTACCTTTGATGAGGTTGTTTTGGAACATATGAATGTTACCAGGTATGTAAAGGGTAAAGGTAGATGGCAAACTCTACAAATTACTCTTTATGATCCTATTGTTCCCTCTGCTTCTTCTGCTGTTATCGAGTGGGTAAGATTACATCACGAGAGTGCTACTGGTCGTGATGGGTATCAAGATGTTTATAAAAAGAATATTAATTTTCAAGTTTTAGGACCTGTAGGTGATATCATTGAAAAGTGGACACTTTATGGTACTTACATCTCAGATGCTGCTTTTGGTGATTTAGATTTTACTGATTCTAATCCTGTTGAAATTACACTAACCCTAAGATACGATTACGCTATATTGGAGTTCTAATGAAAAACATATTTAAATTAATACTTTCTGCTGTAATTCTTTTTGGTGCTGTCCCTACTGTTAATGCTATGGAAATGAACATGGCAGGTATGGAAGAAATCAAAAAGAAGAAAAAAACCAAAAAGAAGAAAATGAAGAAAAGTAATAAGAAAAAGAAAAAAGGTTTCTTTTCAAAAATCTTCGGTTCTAAGTAATACATAGTTATAAAAACACTAAGGAGTTATAATGTCAGAACATAAGTTCCCTACGGAAGTTATAGATTTACCGTCTGGTGGAAAAGTATATCCAAAAGATTCACCACTTGCTGAAGGTAAATTAGAATTAAAATACATGACCGCAAAAGAGGAAGACATATTGATGTCTGAAAACCTCATAAAAAAAGGTGTGGTTATTGATAAATTGTTAGATAGTCTGATTGTTACAAAAGGTGTAACATCAGATGATTTATTAGTAGGTGACAAAAACGCTGTTCTAGTTGCAGCTCGTATCCTTGCTTATGGTCCTGAATATACTGTTGAGGTCACAAATCCGAATAACATTGAACAAAAAGTTGAACATACTTTTGACTTAACAAATTGTCCTTTCAAAGAGTCGGTCAAAGATGTGGATTATAGTGATAATTGTTTTGAATTTGAAACACCTGTTGGTAAAAACAAAATTAAGTTTAAACTAATTACTGGTAAAGAAGAGAAGATAATTGAGAAAGAACTTGAACAATCAAGTAAGTATGGATATAACACCTCAATATCTACTCGTCTTCGTCATACCATTATTGAAGTTGATGGAGATGATAAGCCAGAAACAATAACTGCCTTTTCACAAAATGTATTAGCTCGTGATTCCGCAGCATTGAGAAATCACATTCAAGAGATTTCTCCCGATATTGATTTGACATCGGAAATCGAAATAGGAGGTGAGTCTGTTAGCGTGTCAATTCCGTTGACAGTCGAGTTTCTTTGGCCTAAATCCATCTGATAAACTAACATTTCATAAAAATATATTTGTTTTCTTAAAAGATAATACGGCTTTTACATACTCTGATATTTATGAAATGCCTGTTCACTTAAGAAATTTTTATTATCGAGAACATTCTGATTTTGTTAAAAAACAAAACGAAGAATTAAAGAAATCTAAACAACAATCTACACCAACAATCCCTCGTAGATTTAACCCAAAATAACTGATTTCTTTATATTTATTAATGTATATAGGAGAAGTACATTATGTCTTTTATGAATGGAAAAAACATACTCACAGAGGGATTTTTTGATGCTTTAAAAAAACTCTTTACTCGTTCAAAGTTAACAAAACAAGAGAAACAACTTTTAAAAGATCCTAAATTAAAAAAATTATACAACGATGCTATGAAGAATGCTGAAAAAGCAGGAAAGGGTTTTGATGATTTACTTAAAAAACAAAAAGCAAAGCGTATAAAACCAAAACACTATAAGTAAAGATGGCCGACCAAGAAAAAATTAAATTAGAAACTCTTGAACAAATAACTGCTGAGCTTGAGAGACAAAAAACTGTCTTAAAAGCACATAATGAGGGTGTATTGTCTTATAGACAAGCTCAAGAAAAAATACTAGAACTTCAGCAAATGATTGTCGACAAACAACAAACTGAAAGTTCTTTAGCAAAACAAATATTAGGTGACATACAGGCAAGACAGGAAGCAAATGAGGTTTTAAAGGAGCAAAGTGGTGGGTTTGTAGATTTGAGCATGGAATTAAATAATAGTGCAAAAAAAGGTTTTGAATTTATTAGAGGACAGATTGACTCAAATGGTGAATTAAATGATATATATTCTGAACAACTATCGTCTATAAGATCTATAGTAGGTGGTAATAGTAACATTGAAGATATTTCAGCTGCTATTGCCATTAGTAAGGCACGAGAAAAACAGTTTAGTCAAGAGAAACTTGATGACGAACTTTCGTCTCAACAAAATATTACAAAATTATTAGAAGGAGAAAGGAAAAAACTACAATTATTAGCAGCCCAAGCACTTGAGTTAGAAGCTGCTAACACATTGACAGGAGGTTTGTTTGGTAAAGGAAAGGCATTTACAGATTTGTTGAAAGAAAACAAAGGATTGGCCTTAAAAACTTTGGCATTAGGTTCTGTTGTGGCTATCTTTGCCACTCTAATTTCCCTTGCTAAAAAGTTTTCTGAAACCATCGATAAGATTGGAGAAACATTTGGTAGTTTAAGAGTATTGGGTGGGGATGTTACAAAAACTTTATTAGCCTCTGAGAATAGTGCGGTAAGGTTAGGTTTTGGTATTGCAGATGTAGCCTCAGTTACCAACACTTTAGCAAGTGAATTTGGAGTGAGTCTTGAGAATGCTTCTCAACTATCATCACAAGTTTTAGATACTGCAAAAGCTACTGGTTTATCTGTTGATGAAGCAACCAAGTTGACTGGTCAATTAAGAATAATTGCTGGTTTAACTGCTGACCAATCAGAGAATTTGATTGAAAGTACGTTTCAATTAGCCAGACAAGCTGGAGTTGCCCCACAACAAGTGTTGAAAGATATTGCTGCTTCATCGGAGACTGTTGCAAAATTCACAAAGGGAACTGGTGAAAATTTATTTGAAGCAGCCGTAGCAGCCAGACAACTTGGTATTAGTGTAGACTCGATTGCTAAAGCAGCAAGAAGTACATTAGATTTTGAAAGTTCAGTAGCTTCAGAACTTGAAGCTTCAATTATGTTAGGTCAAAATATAAACTTACAAAGAGCTAGACAATTAGCAATAAACAAAGATTTAGTTGGTTTCCAAGAAGAGATTAAAAATCAGTTAGGTGATATCGGTGATTTTAGTGAGTTAAATGTTTTCCAACAAGAATCTCTGGCAAAAGCTGTTGGTATGTCAGTAGAAGAAGTTGCGAGACTTGTAAGTGGAACAGAAAAACTTACTGTTGCTGGTGCCTTGAGTGCTGGTACTTTCGATGATTTAAGTGGACAAGAGGCATTAAGTAGATTGTCGTCTTTGACTGGTTTGTTCAATCAAATTTCAAAAACTTTGTTGAATGAATTAGGTCCTGTCTTTGAAGACATACTTTCAAATTTAGTTGCCTTTTTAGGAAACGAACAAAACATACAAAAAATCACCAACACAATTAGAAATTTAGCAAGTGTTGTAGGTTTTCTAGCACAAAACTTGAGTATTGTTGGACTGTTGTTAGGTGCTGCAGCTGGTGCTGCCTTTGGTCCTGTTGGGATTGCCGTAGGTGCAGTAGCCGGAGCTGCAGGTGGTGCTGCTCTTCAAGGTATAGGTGGTGGTGGTTCTGCGTTACCTAGCATGGAATCAGATTTTGGTGGTGGGGGTACAACAAATAACAGAAGTCAAGCAGATACTCAAGCAATTGTTAATGCGATAAATAATATAAATGTAAGTTCAACATTAACAGACAGACAAATCAGAGTTACTCTTGATAACATTGGTGGATAAAAATGGCATTAGAAAATTTAAAATCAGCATTTAACGATTTAAGTGTAAATAAAGCTGTAAGACAAGTTGCGAGGGTACAACGTAATACTAGTATTGATAATGCAGTTAAAGAAACCGAAAATTTATTGTTAGGTCGTACTGCTTTACCAAATACATTCTTAACAGATTTAGCAAATCCAACTCTAAACAAAATTGATTATTCCCTTAGAGGTTCAGTCGGTTTACCTTTTGGTAATCTTGGTGATAATCCACCAGATTTTGTTAGGGACGCAGTAAAAGAATCCCTTGACGCAGAATATCCTATACAAAATACATCAGATAATTTAATATCAAGTTATTTAATTGATAAAGCAAATCAAGTGATTGATTCTGCTAAAGTAAGAACCACACAAGAATTAGTAGAGATTGCTAACGTACCGGTTGTTGGAAAACCAACACCCTTTACAGATTTGGGGGGAGGACCTCGTGAAACTAACTATATTGACCGTGTTTCATTACGTCCTGTTACTGCAAGACAAGTTGATGATGAGATAGCACCAAGAAAAAAGGGAGACTTTTATGTAAGAATAAAAGATTTAAGAGATGGTAAGTTTATTTATTTTAGAGGATATGTAACTGGCATAACAGAAAATGTAAGTCCATCATTCACACCGACTAATTATATTGGTAGAAGTGAACCAGTTTATTCTTATGAAAGAGCAGAAAGAGATATTAGTTTTAACTTAAAAGTTTATCCAGCAAATCATACAGAATTTACATTGATGTATGATAAAATAGAAAAACTAACTTCATTAGCATATCCCCAATACTTACCTGACAATGACGGACTAACAAGGATGAAACCACCTTTTACAGAACTTTATATGGCTCACATTGGAACGCCGAGGGTAGGTCAGTTTGGATTTATTAAATCCATATCTTATACCGTTAATGAACAAGGTGATTGGGATTCTTTAAGTGTTAGACCAAGACTTTTTGACATTGCGATATCTTATCAGATACTTAGTAAACGACCACCTGGTTTAAATACTGATAATAATAGTTCAGGAAAATTTTATGGAGATGGTAGATAATGAGTAGATACAATACAATAAAAAGATATAAAAACAACGGAGTGGCTACCATAGGTACATCTTATTTACCAAAACATGAAGAAAAAAATTCAGATGTGCTTCTTATAGCAACAGAAGGTGACAGATGTGATTTAATATCACAAGAGTATTATGGGACAACTGAATATTGGTGGTATATTGCTTCGGTAAATAATTTAAAGTCTAATAATATTGAAGCTGGAACACAATTAAGAGTACCACTTTCTGTAGAAAAAGCAGTTTTAAAATAAAATGCCTAAATTTAGTGATAGAATATTTGGCTCTTCTCTAAGTGAGGAGACAAAAGAAATACTTAATAAGTTACAAGATGGTAGTTTTGAGGTAACACCATTTGATCCAGTTGATGATAACAACAGACATTATCTTGGAGATCAAACTACATTTGCTAGAATGTGGACTACCTTCTTGATATCTGGTAGTGTTACTCAACAAGTTGGATATCATGTCGTTAATCAAAATAATCAAGATGATTATGTTGAAGCACTTGAGCCTGTAACCGGTAATATTGCTGATAAAGACGAACAGTTGAGAATCAATGGTTTACGAAATAATCCTTTGTTAAAACCAAATTCAGGTATAACATCAGTAACCTCAAGAACTATGGGTTCGTTGGGTTCAGTCAGAAGTACAACTATAAATTTCAAGGTTTTTAACAAGAAAGATTTTGACGAGATATATTTACCCTATTTTTTAAGACCTGGTGCCACAGTAATTGTTGATTTTGGTTGGTCATATGATAATGTAGAATTCTATGACCTTGATGAATACTTGTTTAATACTGATATTCAATTAGAGTTTTTGTTATCAAGTATTTATGGTGGGTTGCAAAAAGTAGATAATAAATTTGATGTTTATTTAGATAACGGAAAATATTATTACAACGATGATGATGGGAATCGAGTTGAAACTGTTAATCCAAAAGCAAATGGCTATAAAAATAAAAAAATAAATAAAGGTAAGGTGGACACTCATGTTGGATTGGTATATGACTATACTGCTAAATTAAACCAACAAGGGCATTATGAATGTACTGTTCAAATGTACTCAAGAGGAACTGTTTTATTAGATACTGAAATAAATGAAGATAATGATTTAAAATACATATTTACTACAAAATTTGAAGAAATATTACTTGATAGTGTTGCTGAAATTAATAGATTGAGGAGAGAAGAGGGTGGAGCGACAGCAGAATTAGGTATATCAAATGCTCAATGGCAAATCTATGATTTTTTATCAGCCGAAGGGCAAAGAGATGTTTTAGAAAGTTTATATGACGCAATCGAAGTATCAAAACAATCAGTTGGAACAATGTCTAGTAGAAACTTGAGTAGTGGTATATATTATCAAGATTATACTCCATATACAACTCAAGGTAATAATTTAGATGTTGGTTATATTACTTATGGTTTATTTGAGGATTTATTTTTAAATGGCATTGTTGCTGAGTCTCGTAAAATTAACTCTATATATGCGGTAGAATTCAATACAAAAGATACAATGATTAGGTATTCAGATGCTTTAGTTGCTAGGCAAGTACAGTTTTTATCAAGTGGTGAAGATTTGAGTTTATTTTTATATCCTTACATGGGAAAAGAAGAGGAAAAACCATTATCAGAAATGTTGGGTAGATTTAGTCGTAACTCAAAAGAGACGTTTGGAAATGTTGAGAAAAAAGATAGGGGAAAGATTTATCAAAAAATGTTAGATGGTAATCATGATGAATATCAAAATAAAAAAGTTATCCCATTAAGAGATTTATTTATATCTATAAAATTAATAACAGAAAGTTTTCAAAAATTAAAAACTGTAAATGATGCATTTGTTAATATTTTAGAACAAATTAATAAAGATTCGTATGACGTTTTTCAATTAAAACTAAAAGCACTAAATGACACTTTTTCTGCAATGACAGTACAAGATGTTAATCTGATACCAGAAGCACCAAAAGATGACTCAATTTTTATGTTTGATATTACCTCTGGAAATTCAATAGTTAACGATATAGATTTTTCTTTTGCTATGCCAAAAGGAAACCTCGGAAATGCCATTGCCATAGGTCAGAAACCAAGAGGTAAATTTTTTGACGATGATAGAAAAGACGACTTTTCTTTTTTACAAGCCACAGGACCCGAAGGTAAAAAACTATATGGAGAAAATGTTTCTGTTTTAAGTTTACCTTTAGTAAAGGAAGATATCGAAGAAGAAGAAAATATAGAAGCTAATAGGGATTTGGTAAATGAAAAAACTGTAAGAAATAATTTTAAAGATACAAAAATAGAAACTGGTAATGATACTATGGCTGAAGTATTTAATAAGGCAGTAAAACAAGCAGCAACCGATGGAAAATTAACATCTATTCAATCAGATGTTCAAAAAGAAAAAGAAATACAACAATTTAATAATTTATCCTCTGTAAAAGAATTTAAAGAAAATAATAAGATTATTGGTGGAACTAGTCTAAGAGATATGTATGGGAAGATAGCAAAAATAAATGTAAGGTTTGGTGATAAAGATAAAAAAAATGCGATATATAATTTGATTCCAGCAGAGTTAACAATATCTGTTTATGGTAATTCTTATTTACAAATAGGTGATTTATTTTCTTTTAATTTTTTACCTAAATGGATGACAGAAAAAATGATTTTTATCGTAAAGGGTATAGAAGATACCATTGATACAAGATGGGTTACGAGATATACTATGCAGCCATTTATAAGACCAGAGGTGAAAGGGGAGTTTATAAATGTTTCTGGTTTTGAACCAGCATTAGATAAAACTACGACATCTGAAACAATACCTGATGGGGGGGATGGTGGTGGTACTGGTGACATAAACAACCCTTTTAAAAAATCTATAATAAAATCTAATCAAGTTGACTCTGTTGGAAAATATGATGAAATACTAAAAGTTACTTCAATTTTTGATAAAGACATTGAAAAATTTGTTTTTGAAAATACAGCTTCTGAGGTAGAAAAATTAATGACACCCGATACTATTGTTAATGATATTTCATCACCCAAAACCATAAACGATTTTCAATTTGTGATGGCATTAAATCAAGCTTTTAAAAAACTATTACTAATTTCTTTAAGAGAAGAAAATCAAGGATTAGTTGATAACAATAATTTTTGTGAAATTGGTCTTATAAGAAATGATTACATTAAAAACAATCAACTTTCACTTTCTGGTTTTGGAGGTGGAAACAACCATAGGTCAATCTTTACGGGTGTTGTTGAAGATGAAGAGGGATTTTTTGATGATTTGGGTTCAAAACTTAGAAAATTACGATTAGGGGGAGATAGAAACCATGCTATTGTCAATTATATCGAACAAGTGTTTGGAACTTTAGGTTTAAAAATTGCAGAAGGTGATTATGAGGGTACTTATTTTGAGGAAGGAAGTAGAATATCAAGAGACTCGTATAGAAAATTTGATGTCGATGTAGACAACATCGAAAACTTTGTTATTGGATTGGCTGGAAACAGAACAAGTGCTGAATTTTTTCAAAAATTTATATCAAATAAAGATAATTTGCCGATTGGTTTTGATGTTAGACCTAATGTCGGTGATGGAATTATGGTAGAAGATCCAGTATCAGATTATGGTATTATTTTTACATCGTTTGGTTTTAAAACATTTTTTGATAAGACAGATAAGGGTACAGCAATATCTTATAGAATTAAATTTAACATGCCTTTAACAAAACAGATTAATTCGATAGTAGTTCCAAAATGGGTTTTTGATAGGTCAGGAGTTTCTTTACAAACTTTTGTAAATGATGTAGAATACTTTTTTGATAATAATAAATACATTAGGAAGTTTACTACATCTAATAAAGCACGTGCTATTTCAAATCCATTTCAAGGAGAAGATGCCGGTTTCATAGGATAAACTACTTGACATTTTATTAAATTATATGTAACTTAACATATGATTAAATTGGTTATCTCTAAACCTAACTGGTCCAAATCTCACCCGTTAAATGACTTAGTTTTAGCTTACGATGTTATGAAACATAAGTTAGTTTATGCTAATCATTATGAGAAGATGACTGTTGATATAGATTATCCAGCAGACGAAGGAATGTTGATTGATGATTGGAAAGCTGGACATGCTTATGATTTTGCTAGTCGTCCTAAGTATTGTGCTGATATCCTAAACTATTGGATGACAAACAAACCACTTGACCATATACAATGGGATAACTTTTACGACCAAGATGATTTTACATATTATTATCCATTAGACAAGATGATAGAACAACTATGTGAAGATGTTCCACATTATAAAGATATGGCAGATTTCAATAAGTTAGATAAATTTCACGATGACTTTATAAATGCTTTCGGTGAGTTAGAATCAAATGGTATCGGAGTCAATACAGACTTTACAAAGATATTCGGTGACCATATGTTAAAGTATATTTACAAAAAGAAGATATATCAGAACTATAACTTTTTCACAACCACATCAAGACCATCTAACTCTATTCATAATCTTAACTTTGCTGCTCTCACAAAAGACCAACGAAAAGCATTCTCTCCACTTAACGATGTATTTGTAGAGTTTGACTTTGAGTCGTATCACCCAAGGTTGATTGCTAAACTAACTGATTATGACTTTGGTAATAAGTCGGTCTATGGTAAGTTAGCAGAAGACTTAGGTGTGACAGAGGGAGAAGCAAAAACACTAACATTCCAAAACTTATATGGTGGTGTCAGAAAAGACATTGCTAAGATGAGTGAGTTTTTCAGAGGTGTAGAGGACTTGGTTAAAGTATTTTATGACGAATATATGACTCGGAATGGAATCTTAACACATATTTATAAACGACCAATGAAAAGAGCTAATTTAGGTGACCTTAATGCTCAAAAGTTATTTAATTATTACATACAGGCGTATGAAACTGAAAGGAATGTTACTATCTTAAATAAACTACACACATATTTATTAGAGAGAAAGACTAACATAGTTCATTACAACTACGATAGTTTTTTATTTGATTATGCTAAAAAAGATGGGAAAGAAACAATACATGATATCCAAGAAATCTTACGACAAGATGATTTTATTATACACAGTAAAGTCGGTAACACCTATGGGACATTAACAGATTATGAGTTTTGATTTAGGAAAACTTTTTATAGATTGGAGACGAATCGTACCTAATGGTATACCAAACCCAAATAACGATTATCATTTAGTTTTACTAAAAGAAATTTGTTTAGCAAGAGGTATTGATAAAGATGTGGTTGATAATGTTATCTTGGCATTAGAAAAGAAAGAAATAGATCCTGACACGCCAGTAAAATATAAAGTAGGTGATAAAGACCAAGAAACCACCTATGGTAAAGCTATTGTGAGGGATAAAGATAGTGAGGCATACAAAGCTGCAAAAGAATTAGAAGACAAAGAAAGTGGTGAGAAAAAAGATGATAAAGATTCAACATCTGTGGCAGGTCCTAAATTAGGTGATACCGAAAAATATTTAGGAAGTGATGACGAGAACGATATTGATGATAGTGATATTGATACTCAATCTCAACAAGACAATATAGTTGCTGGTGATCCTAATGAGGGTGATAACCAAGTTAAAAACGATATGTTCAAATATGGTTATAGTAAATTTGAAAAAAATACTGGTACAAAACCTGCACCAGGTGGAGCTGGTTCTGCTTTCAATGAAATAATGTCAGGTGAGGGTGTTCATATATTAGAAAAGAATCAAGATATGACAGATGAAGAACTTGCCATGAAATTGTACGAGATGAGTGAAGATACTGCGCTTGGAAAAGAACAAGCACAAACTCCAGGTACAGGTAAAGTTCCAGAGGGAATAAAGAATAAAAAACTTTGGTCAAAATGTGTTGTTTCTGCTAGGTCTGCAAAAAAGAAACACGAAAGAACGCAAAAAAGAATTAAAAACCTACAAGAACAAAATAAGTTTGGTGAACCTCAAAAAACTTCAACTTTTTATGGAGCTAAAATTTCAATAACTGCTCAAGTTGAAATGGTAAAAAATGCTAACACAATTCTTTTACCTAATGGACAAGATGTTAAAGAAGAGGATGCCGTTGCTTTTATAGAGGCTGGTGGCGGTGGAATAAACCCATCTGATACTGCTACTTTTGTTGAAGATAATGATGGCAATTTATTAATACAATTTCATTCTGATAAAACTACTACTAATGATATTCAAGATAACTCTACATTATCGCAAGAGGGTGAAAATTATAAAAAGACAATTGATAGTTTAGATTTGAGTGAAAATGAAAAAGAAGAATCCAAAAAAATAATTGATAATTATTCAAATCAAATAACAGAGATAGAAGAAAATTATCAAAGAGAGGCAGTACCAGTAGCACAAAATTTGTTAAAACTTTCTATGAACCAACAAATAGAAGTTCTAAATAAAAACCCACAAACAGTTCAAAATAACATTGAAAAATCTTTATTTGGAGCTAATAAAAAACCACCGATAAATAAAAAGTATCAAAAATATTTACCAAAAGATAAAGAGTATCCTGCCGATGAAGAGTTGACTTTGGAAGAAAAATATCAAGTAATTCTCAAATATGTAGCTGATGATAATAAACTTACTGATGAACTTACAAAAGTTATTAATAAAGTAGGTTTGGCTTATGAAGAAGAATATCCAAATACTGAAGGTGTTAATGTAAAAAGAAATTTATCACAACAAAGAGAAAAAGTGGTAAATATGCAAAGGGAAAGAATTAATAAGTTAAATGAAGTAAAGTCTGGACTTGGAACTCGTATGGAAGCTGAAGAAGCATCGAGAGCATTTCATCTAACTATGATGGACTACCCTCCGAAAAAATATGAAGAGGGAAATCCAAATAGTATGATAGGTTCTGCCTTAGATGTTAATATGGGTGGAAATATAGTTAACGGAAAAGTTTTAAGGGATTGTATCGGAGTTGAAAACTCAAAAGATTTTACCGAAAATTTTGAATTGAAAGAAACTGATGATCTAACTTATGATAAGGAGACAGGAACAGTAGTCACTGGCAAAAAAGTATTTACCTATATTGTTGATAAAGAGGGTAATAAAACAGAGATAGGATATAAATCATATCGTTCAAAAAATGGTGCTGCTGGCAAAACAGATAATACAATGACTTACAGTTCAGGTATGCAAAAATGCTTTAAAACAGGTGAGAAACCATAATGAAAACACAATTACTATGTACATTCACGACTCAGCATAATCTTGAGCAATCAATTCGTGACATCACAAAAAACTTCAAGGTCGTGTTTGAAAAGATTTATGTATTACAAAATGAGGACAAACCAAAAGAATTAATTTGTACTTATAATGTTAATCAACAAGATGAAATAGATTTTAATGCTGTAAAGAATACAATATCTTTACATCGTAAAAAGATAACCAATACACTTTATACGATAAACGCCCTAAACGAACTGATAAAGTTAATAAACAACGGAGTGTTGGATACTAACTATCAGGTCGAATGGGACACATATAAGAATATGATTTTAATATCGAATAAAGAAGGTTTACAGAAAATACCAACAAGGATACTAAAGATAATAGAGTTATAATGGCGTCACCAATATATTTTTTTACCAGAAGTGGATGTGTCTGGTGTCAGAAAATGAAGCCGTCAATAGACCAAATAAATGAAACTCTGAATGATGAACAAAAGATTCAGATTCATTCTATTGATGAGCAAAAATCAAAGGTAATATACGATAGTGTTATTCGTATGGGCAAGTTACAGAATGTTGTTCCTCTTATATACAACTCAAATATAGGTACAACTCTTTTGGGTTATAGAGACAAGAAAGATATTCAAAAGTTTTTACGAGCCGAACCTATACCAGAAAAAAAACCAATAAAACCTATGCCGCAACTAAACATCGAAACTTCTACAAAAAAAGATTTGGAAGTTTGGAAAAAAGATGTTATATTATGGTACGAGGAAAATAAAAACAATCTTCCTTCAAATGTAATACCTAAAGATAGGATGATAGATATGGTTTACAAACAATACATGGCATACAAAACTAAACCTACTACTGTAGAAAGTAGGTTGTCTGCCTTAGAAGAAAAAGTTGATAAAATACTTGAAAAAATCTCTTGACTCTTTCATCAAAAGTTTGTATATTATATAAATTGGTTATCTACAAATTTTACTTAAGTAATATTTATAGGTGTAACAATAATAATAAACATAAACTAGGAGAATAAACATGGACTTAGATGCTATAAAAAGCCGTCTTAATCAGTTACAGAACACACAAACAAATGCGTTTTGGAAACCTCAACCTGGAAAATCTCAAATTAGAATTGTACCTTACTTACATGATAAGAACAATCCTTTTAGTGAGTTATTCTTTCACTACAGTTTAGTTCCTAATAAAACTGTATTGTCACCACTTTCATATGGTCGTCCTGATCCTGTTCAACAATTTGCTGATAAGTTGAAATCAACTGGCAACAAAGATGAATGGATTCAAGGTAAGAGAATCGAACCAAAGATGAGAACTTTTGTTCCTGTCGTTGTTCGTGGTGAAGAATCCGAAGGTGTAAAGTTTTGGGGATTTGGTAAAACTGTATATCAAGAACTTCTTGGTATCATAGCCGATCCAGACTATGGTGATATATCCGATGCTACAACAGGTCGTGATATTGTTGTCGAAAGACAAACGCCTGCTGAAGCTGGTAACCAATATGGTAAGACTACCATTCGTGTCAAACCAAACGTTACAGCACTTTCCGATGATTCTAACTTACTACAAAGATTGTTAGATGAACAACCTGACATCAAAGAGTTGTATCAAGAACCAACTTTTGATGAGTTAAAGAGTCATCTTTCTAACTTTCTAAACCCATCAGATTCTACAGAAGAAACAACAGAAAAAGAACCAGAAATGGTTGCTACTGAAGGTTCTTCAAATGTAGAAGATGATTTCGATAAGTTATTTAATTCATAAACCGTACGGTGGGGTGAGCTGGTTTCCTCCTTTTCCGGCTCACCCAATTTTTAGGAGAAATAAATGTCTAATAGAGATGAATTAGCGGATATAATTGCTGGGGAACTAAACAAACAATTCAAGTCAAACCAAGTTGCTTACTTCTTGGATGGTGTTCAAGAAACTCCAACCGATGTAACAGATTGGGTTGGCACAGGTTCAACCTTGTTAGATTTGGCAATATCAAATAGACCACACGGTGGTTTAGCTGCTGGAAGGATTACAGAAATCAATGGATTAGAGGGAAGTGGTAAATCACTTATTGGTGCTCACGCTCTTGCTTCTACCCAAAGAAAAGATGGTCTTGCAGTTTATATTGATACCGAGTCTGCTGTTTCAAGTGAGTTCTTACAGGCTATTGGTGTGAATACTGATAGTATGTTATATGTCCACTTAGAAACAATTGAGGATATATTTGATACAATCGAAACAATAGTTACAAAGATTCGTGAATCAAGTAAAGATAAACTGGTTACAATATTAGTCGATAGTTTGGCTGCTGCTTCAACCAAAGTGGAGATGGATGCCGACTTCGACAAGGATGGTTGGGCTACAAGTAAAGCCATCGTTCTGTCTAAAGCTATGAGAAAGATTACTCAAATGATTGCTCGTCAAAAAGTTTGTTTAATCTTTACCAATCAGTTAAGACAAAAATTAGGTGTGATGTTTGGAGATCCTTGGACTACTTCTGGTGGTAAGGCTCTTCCTTTTCATGCCTCGACTCGTATTCGATTAAAGAATATGGGACAAATCAAAGATACCAAAAAAGATACTATTGGTATTAAAATAAGAGCTCAAGTAATCAAGAACCGATTAGGTCCACCTTTGAGAAGTGCTGAGTTTCCACTTTTCTTTGATAAAGGTATTGATGATTATGGGAGTTGGTTAACTGTAATGAAAGACCACAAGTTAGTAAAACAAGCTGGTGCTTGGTATACTTTCGTTGACCAAAATGGAGAAGAACATAAGTTCCAATCTAAAGACTTCGGTGCTCTTATATCTGATGTAGAAACTCAAGAATACATCTACGACTCTATCTGTGAAAAGTTGATACTAAAGTATGACTCTGCTCAACTTGGTATTGATGATGTAACTACAGACGAAGAGTTTGCCGATGGGTAGTGCCAATAAGAATCTATTAAATAAAAGATTCTATGAATTTAAGGATGAGATTGACGTAAATCCTGAAACTAAAAACTTAAACGATCATGTTCTATTGGTCGATGGTTTCAATACATTTATTCGTAGTTTCAGCGTCAATCCTTCCTTAAACGAAGATGGTGCTCATGTTGGTGGTTTGGTTGGGTTTTTAAAATCGATAAGATATACAATTAACAAGTTTAAACCTACTCGTTGTATTATTGTATTTGACGGTAAGAACTCTTCCAAACCACGACAAAAAATATATCCACAATATAAAGCTGGTCGTAAGATTAGAAGTCGTTTGAATCGTCTTGTCGATTGGGGTGGAGGTCCTCATGATGAACGAGAAAGTATGGCTCTCCAACTTAAGAGACTTGTTGAGTATTTGGAATGTCTTCCACTAACGATTGTATCAATAGACAACTTAGAGGCCGATGATATAATGAGTTATATCCCAAGTGTTGTTCTTAAAGATAGTAAGTTTACGATTATGTCAGCTGATAAAGACTTCTATCAGTTGGTGGATGATAGGGTGAAACTTTATTCACCTACTAAAAAAATATTATATGATAGAGAATTAGTAAAAAAAGAGTTTGGAGTTTACCCGCAAAATGTATTAACTTGTAGAGTGGTGGATGGTGATAAATCAGATGATATACCTGGTGTTAGAGGTATAGGTGTTAAAACCTTAATAAAAGAGTTCCCACTTTTAGTAGAGGATAGGGAGTTTAATACCAAAGACCTTATAGACATGGCGAAATCACGAAACACAAGAATATCAAAGATGATACAAGATAATGAGTTGATAATAAAGAGGAACTATCTTCTAATGCAGTTGGGAGATCCTGATATCAAAAATCAGACAAAACTAAAAATCGGAGATTCGGTCAGAGGAATGGCGCCAAAATTAGTAAAATATCAGTTGCAAACTTTGTTCGTAAAGGATAAATTATGGGGACAAATACCTAATTTTGACAACTGGTTAACAGAGTTTAATATTCTTGACCACTATTGGAAGAACAAAAAATGAGTAAGACAAAAAACATATCAGAGTTTGGATATAATTTTCAAGTAAAGTTTGTCGTATGTTTAATTAGTGATAAACTTTTTTTAGAGCAAATTGTAGACATCTTAGATGAGAAGTATATAACTAATGATGGTTTCAAGTGGATTGTAAAAGCTATTCGTGAGTATTATCAAGAATACAAAACAAACATCACGATGGAAGTATTTAAGATAAAGATAAAAGATATTGATTCGGATTTACTACAAGTAAATGTAAAGGACTCTTTGAAAGAAGTCTACAAACATATGGAAGCCGAAGACTTGGAATATATCAAAGATAAGGCATTAGACTTCCACAAAACACAAGTTTTAAAAGATGCTGTTATCCAATCTGCTAAGATATTAGAGGTTGATGGTAATACTGATGAAATAAAATCCCTTATCGACTCTGCTATGCAAGCTGGTGTTGAGAGAAACTTAGGACACGACTACTTACAAGATATAGAGCAAAGATACGAGGAGTCTGCTCGTGTGACATCACCAACACCTTGGGATATTATGAACGAGTTGATGCAAGGTGGTTTAGGTGGTGGAGAACTTGGTGTTGTTGTGGCACCTGCTGGTATTGGTAAGTCTTGGGTGTTAAGTGCTATGGGTGCTTATGCTTTATCACAAGGACTAAATGTAGTTCATTATACTTTGGAGTTAAACGAGGCTTATGTTGGATTAAGATATGATAGTATTTTTAGTGGTGTGGAAAGTCAGAACCTAAAATATCATAAAGAAGAAGTGATGGAAAAACTGTTCAATCTAAAAGGTAACTTGACTATCAAATACTATCCAACCAAATCTTGTACTGTTAATACTCTTTCCGCTCATCTGAAAAAAGTGGTTACATTTGGTGATAAAGTAGATATGGTTTTAGTAGATTATGCTGACATCATGAGAGATGTTCACAAGTCAAGTGAGATGAGACATGCTCTTGGTAACATCTATGAGGACTTACGAGGTTTGGCTGGTGAATTACAAGTTCCAATATGGACAGCATCACAGGCAAACAGAAGTGCATTGGATGAGGATGTGATTGAGGCAACTAAAGTTGCTGAATCTTATGCGAAAGTGATGACAGCAGACTTCGTAATGTCGTTAAGTCGTAAGATAGAAGATAAGATAGGTAATACTGGTAGATTTCATGTGATAAAGAACAGATTTGGTCCTGATGGATTAACTTATCCAGCAAGAATCAACACAAACATCGGTAAGATTGAGATTTTTGAGAGTAATTCAGTTCAAGGTAAAGATGTTCAACATAGAATCAACAATAGAGACAACCAAACTAAACAAATGTTGTCTGCTCGTTATGAGGATTTAATGAGTGAATAGTAATCCCGATATATTAACAAATGTCTTTGGATATGATGAACGAGATGTTGAGTTTGATAGAGTTGTAAACGATATTCGTAATGTTGATATTGAGTATGGGATAGAAGTTGTCTTTGATTACTACAGAAGACATGGGTTTCCCCACTACACAATTCGCGAAGAAGAAAAACACGACCATATGAGAAAGTTACAGAAGTTTAATATTGATACCATATTAGATGAGGATAAGATAGTTCAGACAATGCATTGTTTGAGGTTAGCTTGGACATACTTTCCACATTTTTGGGAAGTTAAATGTGGTGGTGCTAAAATGTCACCTATGGACATCTATAATGACGATGAAAAATTCAAAAAGACAATTCGTAAGTGTTGGAAGTGGAATACGACACATTTTAAAGGTGAAGAGGGTATGGAAAAAAACACTTTTAAAGAAAATAGACTCAGACAATCCATAAAGATATACACAGGTACACAATCTGTCAGTAATTTTAGACCAACTGCTGCTAAACTGATATATGAGAAGTTTGGTGGTGATAATATTTGGGATATGTCGTGTGGATGGGGTGGAAGACTCATAGGTTTTCTGGCAAGTTCACGAAAAAAGTACATTGGTACAGAACCATCGAGTTTGACATTCGAGGGATTGCAAAAAATAAAAAAAGATTTTTTTTACTTGAAAAAGTCAGTAGAATTACATAAATTAGGAAGTGAAGAGTTTATACCAGATAGAAATTCTTTGGATTTATGTTTTACATCGCCTCCTTATTTTGATACAGAGAAGTATAGTGACGAGGATACACAAAGTTACATAAAGTTTCCGACAAAGCAAGAGTGGGTAAATGGTTTTTTAAGAAAAACAATAGAGAACTGCTACAGAGGTTTAAAGGGTGGTAAATATATGTTAATCAATATTGCTAATACACCAAAGTATAAGTTCATAGAGGAAGAGACTCAGAGAATAGCAAAGGAACTTGGGTTTGTTCAAAATGATACACTACAACTAACATTATCAAGTGTGATGGGTGCGGGATATAAATATGAACCGATTTTTATATTTAAGAAGAATTAAAAGATTGTTCTTAATATTTATGAATGTGTCCACACAAAGATGTTAACATAAGGAAAGTCTATGAGTAAAAAGTTTGTTTTATCGGAGAACTTTATAAGCAAATACAAAAGAAAAAAAGCTCCGTTTGGTTTCAATGGTTTGGGTGAATTAGTTTATATGAGAACTTACTCAAGAATCAAAGATAATGGTAAAAATGAAAGATGGTGGGAAACCGTACAGCGTGTTGTAGAGGGGACTTACAATATGCAAATGAATTGGATTGAATCACATCAATTAGGGTGGAATGCGTGGCAAGCTCAAAAGTCGGCTCAAGATATGTATGACCGAATTTTCAATATGAAGTTTTTGCCGCCTGGACGCGGTCTGTGGGCTATGGGAACACCTATCACAGAGAAAAAGGGTTTATATGCCGCCCTAAACAATTGTGCCTTCGTATCAACCAAAACACTAAAAGAAGACTATGCTAAACCTTTCTGTTTCCTTATGGATGCGAGTATGTTAGGTGTCGGTGTGGGGTTTGATACAAAAGGTGCTGGGGAGATAGTAGTTAAAGGTATACAAGAAAATAGAGAAGAACAAGTATACGAAATACCTGATACTCGTGAGGGTTGGGTTGAATCTTTAAGACTACTATTAGAAAGTTACTTTCACGGACAAGCTCCAATAGAGTTTGATTACACAAAGATAAGACCAGCAGGAGAACCAATAAGTGGTTTTGGTGGTGTATCAAGTGGACATGAACCATTAGAAGAAGTACATGAAGACATTAGAAAGGTATTAGAAAAAAATAGTGGAGAACCAATCACTATCACGACAATAGTTGACATTATGAATCTTATCGGAAAATGTGTTGTGGCTGGTAACGTAAGAAGAACTGCTGAAATTGTCTTTGGTAATTCACACTCAGAAGAATATTTAGATTTAAAGAATTATAAAGTAAACCCACATAGAGAAACATATGGATGGACAAGTAATAATAGTATATTCGCAG